GAAGCACTTGTTAACGCCAAATACTGCTTGCTGTAGAGGAGATTGAATTATGGCACTAGGTGATAATACACTCCAAGCGGCACGTGGCAACTCGCAGCGTGGTCGCAACCCATACATGGTTCAAACCACATTTGACTTTGCAACAGCACTGTCTGACAAAGGTAGCGCACTTGCTGCTGGCGATGTCATTCCAGTAATTGCTGTTAAAAAAGGAATGATGGTGATGAATGCAGGTATCGAAGTTGATACTGCTTCCGATGGTTCTACTCTTACTGTAGACCTTGGCATGATTGCTGCAGAAGATTTCATTGACGGTTTTGATGGAACTTCAGCAGCAGGTGTTGTAGCACAGAATCCAGCAGCCTATTCTCCACGAATGGCTGTTGCTGATGATAACATCGACCTTAAACTTGTTACACTTTCAGGTGGCGCAGTGACTACGGGTAAACTCCGTATCTGGGCTGTCATCATGGATTGTAATGATGAAGGTGATTTGACTGCTCAAGAAGTAGCACGTGACTTTGCTTAAATAACATAGTATTGGGGCAGGGCAACTTGCCCCTTTACTTTCTTTCTTTATAAGGATGCACGATGGCATATACTTACCTAGACATTACTAATGAAGTACTTGCTCGTATGAACGAGGTATCTCTTACTGCAGCTAATTTTGCTACAGCTAGGGGCTTTCAAGTACAATGTAAGAATGCTGTTAATGATTCTATTAATTATATTAACCAGCGCGAATTTGGCTGGCCTTTTACCCACGCTACACAAACACAGACATTAGTAGCTGGGCAAACACGATATACGGTTCCAACCGATACACAGTCAATTGATTATGACACATTTAGAATTAGTAAAGATGACACTCTGGCTGTATCAGGAATTACCCTACGTATTTTAGACTACAAAGAATATACACAAAAATATATTGACCAAGAAACTACATCTGATGTAGGTGCAGTTCCTATCTATGTATTCCGCACACCAGATAATAACTACGGCTTGTATCCATATCCTGATAAAGCCTATGAATTAAAATATGAATATTACAAAAAGCCTACTTTACTGACAGCCGCAACAGATGTACCAACTGTACCTGAACAGTACCGACAGGTAATTGTGGATGGTGCAACTGCATATGCTTATCAGTATCGTGGAGAAGCACAACAGTATGGCATTAACTTTTCACGATTTGAAGAAGGCATTAAACAGATGCAAACTATTTTGCTTAACCGTGCTGACTATGTTAGGTCTACATATATTCCATACTCACAAAGATATGGTGCTAGTACTATTGCTGGTAGATTTTAGAGGTTTTACATGGCAGATGAAACTGGCCTCAACCCATATTACTTTCCATTAGAAGGGGGCTTAGTTCTTGACCAGCCTACCTTTAACATGGCTCCCGGTATGGCTCTTGAACTACTTAACTTTGAACCTGATATTCGTGGTGGATATAGAAGAATAGAAGGCTATTTAAAATGGAATCCTAATGTAGTTCCACAAACATCATCTTCTAATGAGCCTGTACTTATGGCTGCTTTTTTTGCAGGTAACAATAGTGTTATAGCAGCTAGAGGAACAAGTGTATATAAAGCTGGTACTACAGGTTCATGGACAGCTATTGATACAGGCAGGACTGGTGCCGGTAAATACACGCATTTTAGATATAACTTAAATGGAACAGAACATATTATTTGGGCTGATGGCGCAAATCATGCATCAAAATATGATGGAAGCACTGTAACTGACCTGAATACTACTGGCGCACCTGCTAATCCTAAGTTTGTAATTGGTTATAAAAATGCTTTTTTCTTTGCTGGTCATAGTGCTAATGTAGAAGAACTTGTATTTACTGCACCTTATACAGATAATGACTTTAACACTGCTAATGGTGCAGGTGCAATAAGAGTAGATAGCAGAATAACAGGATTGTTTCCTTTTCGTAATGAGTTATTTATTTTTTGTGAAGAAAGAATATTTCGTCTTATAGGAAATACAATTGCAGATTTTCAGGTACAGCCAGTAACTAGAGACATAGGTTGCGCTAACGGGTTTACTATACAAGAACTAGCTGGGGAAATACTATTTTTAGGTAAAGATGGATTACGTACAGTAGCAGCTACTGAAAAAATCAACGATGTTAATTTGGGTGCTATTAGTAAACCTATTCAAGAAAGATTTGCTAACATACCTGACATTAGCCAATTTGATAGTGTTGTTATTCCGGGTAAAACTCAATACCGATTATTTATGACTAATACAGCTAAAGATAGTCAACAACGAACAAAAGGTATTGTAACTGTACTTAAAGAAAAAGGGTTTGAGTTTTCTGAAATAGAAGGTATACAACCTGCATGTACTGATTTTTTAACTGTACAAGGTGAGTCTTACGTTTTGCATGGTGGCTTTGATGGTTATGTATATCGGCAAGAACAAGGTAACACTTTTGATAGCACAGCTATAGTAGGGCGTTATCGTTCACCTGATTTAACTATGGGTGATGCTGGTATAAGAAAAACATTTCAGCGTGTAATTATTAACTCTGCACCTACGGGTGTTATTAATTCTGATTTGTTTATTAGGTATGACTATGAATCTCCTAATGTAGCTAGACCAGCAGCTTATCCTTTTGACAGTTCATCTATTGTTGCATTGTATGGTACAGGAACGTATGGAACAGTTACTTACGGTGGTCAAGCTAATCCACTTGTTAGACAACCAATTGAAGGTAGTGGATTTGCAGTTGCACTACGGGTAGTGGACAACGCTGAATCTTCTGTATACACACTAAAAGGTTTTCAGTTAGAATTTAATGCGGGAGCAAGAAGATAATGGCAGGTTATACTAGGCAATCTACGTACACTGACGGTGACGTTATTGATGCTGCTGATAGCAATGATGAATTTGACCAGCTACTAGCAACATTTAATAATACATCAGGTCATAAACACGATGGTACAGCCGCAGAAGGTCCAGTCATAGGTTTGATTGGAGACCCCGGTGTTACCACCCCACTTAACAAAGTTGTAGTTAGTGATACAAACAATCGTATTGGTGTTTTTGTAGATGTAGGTGCAAGTTCAACAGAACAAATACGCTTTCAAGACGGTGCCATTGTTCCTGTAACAGATAACGATATTGACTTGGGTGCATCCGGCACAGAGTTTAAAGACTTGTTTATTGATGGCACAGCCAACATTGACGCACTTATAGCTGACACTGCTGATATCAACGGTGGTACAATTGATGGTGCAGTAATTGGTGGGGCATCTGCTGCTGCTATTACAGGCACAACAATCGTAGCTAACACAAGCATAAACATTGCAGGTGATGGAGCCACTGTCACAGGCATTAAAGATGAAGATGACATGTCTTCTAATAGTGCGACTAAACTCGCCACGCAACAATCTATTAAGGCTTATGTAGATGCCCAAGTCACAGCGCAAGACCTTGACTTCCAAGCAGATAGCGGTGGTGTTCTCTCTATTGACCTTGACAGCGAGACTTTTACGCTTACAGGTGGTACAGGGATTGATACTTCTGGTTCAGGTAATGCTGTTACTTTTGCTATTGACTCAACTGTAACCACACTCGCTGGAACACAGACACTTACCAACAAGACGCTTACAACGCCCGTCATCTCCTCTATCAGTAACTCAGGTACTCTTACCCTACCCACAAGCACAGACACGCTTGTAGGCCGTGCTACGACTGATACACTCACCAATAAAACTCTTACAAGCCCAACTATTACTACTGGCGTACTTAACGGTGCAGTCAGTGGTACATCTATTAAAGATGAAGATAACATGGCTTCAGACAGCGCAAGCCATCTGGCTACACAGCAGTCTATTAAGGCATATGTAGATAGTCAAGTAACTGCACAAGACTTTGATTTTTCTGGTGACAGTGGAGGCGCACAGAGTGTAGACCTTGACAGTCAATCCCTAACATTCACAGGTGGCACAGGTATTGATACAACAGGGTCATCACAGACAATGACCTTTGCTATTGATAGCACGGTAGCTACACTAACAGGGTCACAAACTCTTACAAATAAAACCTTGACAAGTGCTGTATTAAACGGTACAATAAGTGGAACTTCTATAAAAGATGAAGACAATATGGCATCTAACAGTGCTACTCATCTTGCAACACAACAGTCAATCAAAGCATACGTAGATACACAAGTAGCTACTGTACCTGTCGGTGACATTACATCTGTAGTTGCTGGCTCTGGTATGACAGGTGGTGGTACATCTGGTGATGTTACATTGAATGTGATTGGTGGTACAGGTATTACTGCTAATGCTGATGATATTGCAATTGACAGCACAGTAACAACACTTACAGGTACACAGACACTTACAAATAAAACCCTGACTAGCCCCACTATTAATGGTGGCTCACTGTCAAGCACAGTTACGGGTACTACGCAATCTGCTGGTACAAACAATACAACAATTGCTACAACAGCTTTTGCAGCAACAGCAGCAGATAATGCAGCGGTGGCTTTAGCAATCGCACTAGGATAATATGCTTGACAAATCCGTATGATTGTGGTATAATTATACATAATTGGAGAAATAAATGGCAAACTCATTTAAACTGGTGACAGACACTGCAGTGGGTACATCCCCTGCTACGATTCATACTGGTGCTGGTTCTACCGAAACAACAATCATTGGCATGTCGATTGCTAACATACACACTGCACAAATTGAGGTAGATGTACAGCTTGAAAACAATGACGGTGACAATATCTATATTATAAAGGATGCACCTATTCCTGTGGGTAGCAGCCTTGTTGTTGTGGGCGGTGAACAAAAAGTAGTAATGAATGCAAGTGATGTCTTAAAAGTTACGTCAAATGTTGCATCTAGCGCAGACGTTGCTTTGTCTATTCTTGAAATTACGTAAGGAATAATAATGGCTTATATCGGTTCAGGTATATCAAGATTTAACACAGCAGATGAACTGACTGTCACTGGCGATGCTGTTATTGACACCACTACGCTTGTCGTAGATTCGACTAACAATCGGGTTGGCATTGGCACGAGTTCGCCATATAGAACATTGGTAGTATCTGGCGACCAAACAACAGAAGGGCTGTTGGAGATTGCAGCATCAACCCCACAGCTATTGTTTAGCGTTCCTAGTGGCGGTCTTGATAGCCGTATACATAATGATGGTTCTGGTAACTTCATCTTTGGCACAGGAACGAACAGCGCAACTCCAACAGAACGTATGCGCATCAACAGCAGCGGTAATGTTGGTATTGGGACGACTTCGCCATCGGAGCAACTGTCGCTGTACAAGTCGGGCGCAAGCAACGCAATACAGGTGCAAAGCCACAATTCAACGCCGGGTAGCTACAACGAGGCTTCGCTAAAGTTTGCATTGTCATCCAGCGCATCAAGCACTTTGAACTGGGACATCAACGCTGAACAGACCGGACTGACAGTTGACTATGAGGGCAGTGAAAAATTCCGCATCACATCGGCGGGATTGGTCGGAATCGGGACGAGTTCGCCAAGCGGAGGTGTTCAACTAGATGTTCGTGGCACTGGTGTTCTACAGCTAGTAAACACAGATACTGTTCAGCTTCTTGCAAGCAATGGTGGAAGCACTCTTAAAAATGTGTCTAACAATCCGCTGATATTCGGCACTAACAACACAGAACGTATGCGTATCGACAGCAGTGGCAGTGTGGGCATTGGGACGAGTTCGCCAATAGCGCAAAGTAAATTAACTGTTGCTGGAGGGGCTGGCTCAATCAGCGTGACGGGTTCTGATGGTAATTTTGCGGCTGGTGGTCAGCGTTCCTTTATAGACTTTACTAGTGGTAAAGCCAGAATTGGAAGCACTGGCGGCGGTGCGGCTGGTACAACGCTTGGACTTTATGTAGGTACTGGTCTTGAGGCTGTTTCTGTTGATGCGTCAGGCAAAGTTGGCATTGGTCGGAGTCCTTCACATGTCTTAGACATTCTGTGTGGAAACACAACTGCGTTGCAAGCTATTAGAATTGCTGATACATCTCCCACTGAATACTTTGGCGTGTTTAACGCAAACGAAGGTGGTCAGACACCAAACGC